GTTTGCACTCAAATTGTTACCAAAGAAACTGATGATGGTCGCACCGTCAGAGGAATTGGATTTGCAAAGTGGATGCAATTTTCTAGTGAAGACTTCTTTATCCTCACCGAAAAAGATATTATTACAGTCACTTCTATGAGTAAAGAAGTTACCATAATGTACGAGGCATACATTATGAGTGAAGATGAGGATCGTCGAGATGAAAAAAAGATTGAACTCCAAGAAGAAATGGGTTACCTGGGTAAAATTGACCAGGCAAGAAAAAATCTAGAAAACATCTTTAGAGGTCCATCTCATCAATAAAGCTATATTATTTCTGAACCCTTAACATGGTTATTCTACAGAGAATTGACACTTCTGTCAAGTGTGCTATAATGAACACAAAGCAAAAAACTATATGAAGACTGTAAAAAAACAAAAACAACACTACGTTGATAATCAAGAGTTTCTTGCTGCGATCATCAAGTACAAGGAACAGGTAGAGATTGCTGAATTGAAGGGTCTCCCTAAACCTCGTGTCAATAATTATATTGGTGGTTGTTTTCTAAAGATTGCAACACACCTATCATACAGACCAAACTTTATCAACTACATGTATAAGGATGATATGGTTTGTGACGGAATTGAAAATTGTATTCAATATATTGACAACTTCAATCCAGAGAAATCTAAAAATCCTTTTGCATACTTTACACAGATTGTTTACTATGCATTCTTGAGACGTATTGCTAAAGAGAAACGCCAGTTAGATATTAAAGAGAAAATCCTTGAGAAATCTGGGTATGATCATGTATTTGCAGTTGACGGAGATGGAGGATCCGAGTATAATCAGATCAAGTCTCGTGTTGAAATGAACTCTAAACGATGAAAATTCTTCTGATTACTGACCAGCACTTTGGAGTTCGTAACGATAATCAGCATTTTCTAGATCATTATAAAAAGTTTTATGGCGAAGTAGTGCTTCCTTTTATAGATGCACATAAGATTGATACGGTCATTGCCTTAGGAGATACCTTTGACAAACGTCGATCTATCAACTTTATGTCGCTGGAAGCATCAAAAGATATGTGGTTTGATCCTCTTGCAGAGAGGAACATTCGTATGCACATGCTTGTAGGGAACCATGACATCTACTACAAAAACACTCTACGAATTAATGCCCCAGCAGAACTCCTTCTGGGATACAGCAACATCACAGTCCACGATACACCTACTACCGTTGACTTTGATAGTGTTCCTATTCTTCTTCTGCCTTGGATATGTGACGACAACCGAGACAGAATTTTCGACGTTATTACCGAAAGTGATGCTCCTGTCTGCATGGGCCATCTTGAACTTAACGGTTTTGAAGCTCACCCTGGTCATGTAATGCTAAACGGCATGGATAAGTCGGTCTTCAAAAAATTCAAAAGAGTTTTTAGTGGCCATTATCACATGAAATCGAAGAAAGATAATATTACATACTTAGGTAATCCTTATCAGTTATATTGGAATGATTATGGATGCAAAAGAGGATTTCATGTGTTCGATACTGAAACTCTTAGGACGACTTTCTACAGAAATCCTTTTGACATTTTTCATAAGCTCTATTATAATGACGGAGTTACTCTACCAGATGCAAACGAACTCGAAGGAGCATTCGTCAAACTCATTGTAGAGCAAAAAAGTAACTATGCTAAGTTTGATCATACTGTAAAAGAACTCCAAGACATGTCTCTTGGAGATTTGAAGATTGTAGAAGATCTTGGAGTTGAACTTGAAGGTAGTAATTCGGTGATGGAAACCGAAGATACAATGACTCTTTTGGATAACTACATAGATGGAATAGATCTCAAAGCAAACAAATCTAACATTAAAAGTGTAATGAGGTCATTGTACATCGAAGCAGCAGAACTCTAATGTTTGTCCTTACCGATACTAAAACTGGTGGTATTTACGCTGTAAACACCAAAGAATACACTAAGAGTGTCACTGTTTTTGAGGATCGTGATGACGCACAAAGATATGTTCAACTTCTAGAAGCAGAAGATTATGAAGATAATCTAGAAGTTATGGAAGTTGATAAAGATGTTATTGCAGTCAATTGCAAAACATATGGTTATAGTTACTCTATTATTGAAAAAGACGATCTTATTGTTCCCCCGTAATGATTACATTTGAAACTATTCGCTGGAAAAATTTCCTCTCTACGGGGGACCAGTGGACTGAGATTGATTTTTGTGAGTCACCTTCGACTCTGATTGTAGGAGAAAATGGTGCAGGTAAGTCAACTATGCTTGACGCCTTGTGCTTTGCTTTATTCAATAAACCCTTTCGTAAAGTTAACAGAGGGCAGTTAGTCAATAGTATCAATGAAAAAGGAACTAAGGTAGAAGTTACATTCTCCATTGGAAAGGATGACTATCGTGTATTCCGAGGTATCAAACCTAATGTCTTTGAACTTTACAAAAATAATAAACTGGTTGACCAGGACGCCGCCGCCAAGGACACACAAAAGTACCTTGAACAATCCGTGCTCAAACTTAACTTTAAGTCATTTACCCAAGTCGTCATTCTTGGGTCCAGCACCTTTGTACCCTTCATGCAACTCGCGGCTTCTCACAGACGAGAAGTAATTGAAGATCTGTTGGATATCAATATCTTCTCAAACATGAATGCTTTGTTGAAAGATAGGGTTAGAACTGCTCAGAGTCAATCTATTGACTGTGGACATATGCTTCGTCTCACAAAAGAAAAGGTTGATAGTCAACAGAAACTGATTGATTCACTCAAGGAAGTAAATCAGAACCGTCAAGAAGAGAAGCAGGAAAAGTATGATAAGAATATTGGGCGTATCAATGAACTGCAAGAAAAGCACAAACTGAAGAAAGAAGAAACTCTTTGTCTAGAAGAGCAGATGGGTGATATTGAACCCCAGAAAAAGTTTGTTCGTAAACTACGTCAAAGTCAATCGGATAAAAAGTCTGAACTTAAGTTGATTGCAAAGGACCTGAAGTTCTTCAAAGATCATGATACATGTCCTACTTGTAGTCAAGATATTGGCGGTCTGTTCAAGCAAGAAAAAGTGAGTACAATGTCTAAGTCAGGCAAACTTCTTGCTAAAGAGATTGAAGCGTTTACAAAAGATATTGATGAAGCAGTAGAAGTTGTCACTAAGATGGAAGATACTTCTGCAAAACTGTATGAACTTCGTAGTGACACTACTGCAGTTGAACGAGAGATTGTTCGCGTTGAAATGGAGAATCTGCAGATTGCAAAGGAGATTACTGAACTGCAGCAGAGCACTCCTAACATCGATCAAGAGAAAGAAATACTTCAAGGGTATCAATCGGAATATTCTGTCACAGAGAAAGATTGTTCTGCTGTTAGTCAACAACTAGACGAGTTCCAAGTTGTAGCATCACTGCTAAAAGACTCTGGTATCAAACGTCAGATTATCAAGAAATACGTTCCTATCTTCAATCAACTTATCAATAAATATTTGCAAAGCATGGATTTCTTTGTCAACTATACCCTTGACGAAGAGTTCAACGAAGTTATTAAGAGTCGTTTCCGTGACGAGTTCTCTTATGCATCCTTCTCTGAAGGTGAAAAGCAAAAGATTGACCTGGCACTTCTATTCACTTGGCGTGAAGTTGCTCGGATGAAGAACAGTGTTGCTACCAACCTGCTGATTCTTGATGAAGTGTTTGATAGTTCTCTCGATGCATCTGCTACTGGAGAACTACTTGCAATCCTCCGTAGTCTTGGAATGGGAACAAACGTATTTGTTATTTCTCATAAAGGTGATATACTTGTAGACAAGTTTTTACGTACGATTCGATTTGAAAAGGTAAATGATTTTTCAAAGATGTCAGACGATTCTTAAAATCTGGAAATATAGTTTAGGTAGTTTCAGTGACGACAAGACAGCTCCTTACGATAATTATGTTGCTGGCATACGCACCATTATATTTGTTAGTTACATGGTCACTAACGCTTTTATTGTATCGGGGGTCATACGGCATTGGGACAATGTAAAAACTGTCCCACCTGTTGCACAATGCGATCAATCTCTGCTATAATTACAAGGTAACCAACGGAGGAGAATGAACACTCAGGAAGTAAAAGGAACGCTTGCTAAACTGCTTGCCACCGAAAACCTTACTGTAGAGCATCGCAAAGTAAGCACTGCTTGTTTCGATGTTGACAAACGTCTGCTCATCCTGCCTATCTGGAAAACTGCTTCTAACACCGTCTATGACCTTCTGGTTGGGCATGAAGTTGGTCACGCTCTGTATACTCCTAATCGAGACTTTAAGGGTGTCTCTAAGGCATTTGTAAACGTCCTAGAGGATGCTCGTATCGAGCGTATGATGAAAGTGACCTATCCTGGTCTTCGCAAATCCTTCTTTGAAGGTTACAAAGAATTGTGGGATCGTGATTTCTTCGGTGTTAAGAATGATGATCCCCACACTCTGTCCTTGATTGATCGCATCAATCTTTACTTCAAGGGTAATCCCAATATTCCATTTGCCGACGAGGAGATGGTATGGGTCAATCGTGCAGAGAATACAAAAACTTTTGAAGATGTCTTGCAACTATCTAAAGAGTTGTATGAGTATGCTTCTCAAAAGCAAGAAGAACCTCAAGAGTTTCCTCCTATGCCCTCCTCTAAAGATGGAGAGAAGCAAGCGGATAGTGAAATTGAAAGTAACGGTGACGGAGAATCTGAGCAGCAAAGTGAAGAGTGGCCAACTGAAAATGATCCAGAACAGGATCATCGTAACGATCGTGACTTCTCTGAAGATGATGCACAACTAGAAGTTCCTTCATATCAATCTACTACAGATACTGATGAAACTAAGTCTGTAACTGACGAAGCACTTGCTCAAGCACTTGAGACTTTGGTTGATGACAACGCAAAGGAGTGGGTGTATCTCAATACACCAGATCCTAAAATTGAAGACTATATCGTTCCTTTTCAAGAAACACAAGATAATCTCTACAACCACTTTCACAGTGAAGATCGTCCCTCTGATTGGGCAGAGCATGTTTATTATGCTGTAGCTCATTACAATACGTTCAAGAAAGATACACAGAAGACTGTCAACTATCTGTGTAAGCAGTTTGAAATGAAAAAGTCTGCAGACGATTATCGTCGTGCTGCAACTTCTAAGACTGGTGTTCTTGACACTAACAAACTGCACACCTATAAGTACAATGATGACATCTTCAAGAAAGTTACTGTCATCCCTGAAGGTAAAAATCACGGTCTTGTGATGTATCTTGATTGGTCTGGTTCTATGCAGCACCAGTTGCTTGACACCCTGAAGCAAACCTACAATCTCATTTGGTTCTGCAAAAAATCTGGTATTCCGTTCAGGGTATATGCTTTCCAGTCTGGATATGGATACAACGATCTTGACAATAATATTACTGATCAGAATGTCAGTGAACTTGCTATTGCATCCGACTTCAAACTGTTTGAGTTCTTCTCTTCTCGTCAAAATGCAAAGTCTTTAGAGAAGTCTATGCAACTTGTTTACACTCAAGTCTTTGCTATGGGTGGTTGGCGACTGTCTCACTACTCTCCTTATACTCTTGGTGGCACTCCTCTTGCAGAGGCAGTTTATTGCACTCGCAGTATTGTGAACACCATGAAGAAAGTTGAGCGGGTGAGTAAAGTCAATGTTATTTGTTTGACCGATGGTGAGGCAAATCCCATGAGTTATGTTCATCAATTTCCTGATGATCATTATTATCGTGCTGGTGAATATCGTTATCAGTATCTGTGTCACACTCGTGGTAAAGTCTTCTTCCTTCGCGATCCTAAGACTGGATACACTCGTAAAATCTCACATCATCCCTATGAAACTACAAAGGAGATCGTATCCTTCTATCGCGAAATTACTGATTACAACTGGATTGGTATTCGTCTCTGTGCAAAGGGTGATTTGACTAAACTTGTTCGTGAGTTTGCATATGATCAAATTGATGTCATTGACAAACAGTGGAAGAAAGAACGTTTCGCTTCCATCAAAGAACGTGCTGGTTTCACAGAATCTTTCTACATGCCTGATAAAAATATTGGCATGGGATCTCAAGATCTTGAGGTCAAACAAAAGAAAGAAGTTGCTACTAAGGCAGAGTTGACCCGTGCATTCAAAAAGCACATGGGTTCTAAGATGTCAAACAAAACTATTCTCAACGCATTTATTGAACAAATCGCATGAAGTGTAAAGTACAACTCTATGTCGCTGGCACTGTTTTTGAAGAGATCGTAGTTGCTAGAGACTATGAACACGCTAAAGAGATTGCTTTAGCAAGAAACCCAGGAGCAACGATCACCTGGGTGACAGCAGTGTTCGACTAAATAACTGTCCACTCGACCCTCCCACTCGGGGGGTTTTCTGCTATAATTACAGAGTAATCAAAAGAAAACTAATGCCCTTCGCTCCAAATCCTGTTACTACTGAAGATCTTGTCGGTTATCTCACTACGAATGCTGGCACCGAAGTCGGTTGTGAGAATGTTCGCGAGGCAGCAAAGCAATTGAACGTATCTTACGCTACTGCTTGCAAACGCCTTAAGTCTTATAAATCAGGTACGGGCAAGTGGAACCTGTCTGTTCAAGAAATCGAACAGGCATATGAAGCACCCTCTGCCATTTCTTCCGCAAACTATATCCCAGAAAAAGATGATTCCTACGTCCAGTTTGGTAATTTTTCGTCTGTTCGCAAGGTTATCCAGTCTCGTCAGTTCTATCCAATCTTCATCACAGGTCTTTCTGGCAATGGTAAAACCATGTCCGTTGAGCAAGCTTGTGCTGCAGCGAAGCGAGAACTGATCCGTGTCAACATCACCATCGAGACGGACGAAGATGACCTTATTGGTGGTTTCCGTCTTGTCAATGGGGATACTGTTTGGCATAATGGTCCAGTCATCGAAGCTCTGGAGAGGGGAGCTGTACTTCTTCTAGACGAAATCGATCTCGCATCTAACAAAATCCTCTGCTTGCAGTCTGTCCTTGAGGGTAAGGGTGTTTTCCTGAAGAAGATTGGTAAATATGTAAAACCCGCTCAAGGATTCAATGTTATTGCAACTGCAAATACTAAAGGTAAAGGCAGCGATGACGGT